AACGTGCTTATGTCTTTGCTGGGCATTTTGGTAGACAGTGGTAAGCGTTTTGCCTCAATAGCGGATATGAATGTTGGTGACATGAACCAAGCCATGCCTGTAGGCACTACCGTTGCGCTACTTGAGCGTGGCACTAAAGTAATGAGCGCTATACATAAAAGACTGCATTATGCGCAAAGATTAGAGTTTCAGTTACTTTCTAGGTTGTTTGGCGAATATTTACCACCAGAGTATGCCTATGAAACTGGCACTGGTCCTAGAGAAGTTAAACAAACTGATTTTGATGATCGTATAGACGTTATACCCGTATCAGACCCTAATATATTTAGTCAAAGTCAACGTATTACACTTGCNCAAGAACTTTTGCAGATGGTTCAATCAAATCCTCAAATTCACGGACCAAATGGAATTTACGAAGCCTATAGACGTATGTACGGAGCTTTGGGTGTTGATAATATTGAGTCTTTGTTAGCACCACCTATAGACACTACAGAAAGACCAATAGATGCGGGACTTGAAAACAGTGGTTTTTTGATGGGTCAGGTTGCTAAAGCTTATCAAGGTCAAAACCATGCGGCTCACGTAGAAACGCACAGGGCTTTATTCTTAACACAGGTTGTCAAAGAAAACGCTCAAATACAAAGTTTAATTATTAGTCACGTCATGCAGCATCTACAATTTTTAGCATCTGAGATAGCTCAACAGCAAATACCGCCTGAGTTGGTAGAAAGAATTAATCAAATACAACAAATGTTAGGTCAGATGCCGATTGATCAACAACAACAAGCAGCTCAAGATATACAAATTTTGCTGGAACAATTTACCTCACCAATCATGGCTCAACTTAGCCAAGAGTTTCTACAGTCAATCGGACAAGGTTCGGATGATCCTTTGGTTGACATAAGAAAAACTGAATTACAGTTGCGTGATAAGCAGATAGATCAAGACCAACAGCAATTTGAATCAAAGCAAAATCAACGCGCAGATGAAAAATTGTTAGAAAATGAAATACTTAAAAAACGCATAGATGTGCAAAAAGGTACAGCCGATGCTAAACTTGATCTTGCAAGTAAAAGATTAGAACAGCAAGCAAACCTAAAACTTCTTGAATTAGAGCAAAAGATGAGAGGCTAGGTTTAAGGAGAGAGATATGACAACAAGTTACAAATTAGAAGCTATTAGAGCTTTAAAAGCACGAAAAAAGATACAATTTGCAGAAGAAGCAGAAGCCTTGTCTGCTAAAAAAACAGAACAAGCCAAAGCTGATTCTGAAAATGCAGCAAGAATAGCCAAAAAGTTAAAAAGAATTGAAAATGGCGAATCTGCTGTGGTTGTAGAGGAAAGTAAACCCGTTGCTAAGAAAAAAGTAACTAAAAAGACTGCCAGCAAAAAAGTAACAAAGAAAGCTGGTCGCCCATCAAAGAAGAAGGCATAAATATGGAAGGCTATACAAAGTATCAACCTAAAAATAAAACAATTAGAGAAGTAACACCAAGAGCTAATAACCCAGAAATTATTATTAATAGCGTGAAGAAAAATGCTGGTGTTGAACAGATTGTTGACATGAAAGGCAAAGGCGCAGCAACAAAAGGCTTGAAGTTTAAAGTAAGGGCGTGATGGACGACATAACGCTATACGATAAATTAAAAAATGTTATCAGAGAACGTGAGTCTCAGATACAAGACACACTTATGTCAGGTGCATTAGAAAGTATAGAACATTATAAATTTTTGCAAGGAGAGCTATCTGCGTTATACTATATCGAATCGGAGATAAAAGAGTACAACAAGGAAATATAGCGGATGTCTGAAACAGCAAAAAAAGTAGCTACAGATGCTTATGTAGAAGCAGATGACAGGGTTCTCGATCCAACTTTACTAGATAAATCAATTTTAGACAGGATGCCACAACCAACAGGTTGGAGAATCTTGGTTTTGCCCTATGGCGGCAAACAAAAATCTAAAGGCGGTATTATTTTAACAAACGAAACTGTTGAAAGAGAATCGCTTGCAACCGTGGTTGCTTACGTTGTGAAAATGGGACCGCAATGTTATAACGATAAGAATCGTTTTGGATCAACCCCTTGGTGTCAGGAAAAACAATGGGTGTTGATAGGTCGTTACGCTGGTTCACGCTTTAAGTTAGAAGACGGAGCTGAAGTGCGTATTATTAATGACGATGAAGTTATAGCCACAATCCTTGATCCCGATGATATAATGAGTGTGTAAAGATGATAGAAAATAATGAAAATAAAGAAACACAAGAAGAACAGATTGAAGTAAATATTCAAGATGATTCTACCGTTGATTCTAATGCAGAGTCCAAAGTTGCTAATTCTGATGAAGAATTAGAAAATTACACAAAGGGTGTAAGTAAACGAATAAACAAAAAAAACGCTCAAATTAAAGCTGCTGAAGAGAGAGCTTTGCACTTTGAACAGATAGCAAGACAACAGCAAGAGCAAATATCAGCTTTAGCGCAAAATCAACAGGTTCAACAAGCTACTGTCCTTCAAAAAGAACAAGAAGCTCTTGAAGTTAAAGAAAGGGAAGCTGCTGATCTTTACAAAAGAGCTGTAGAAGCTGGTGATGCTGATTTAATGAGTAAAGCAGATGACCTCAAAGGCGATTTGAGGATTCAAAAAGAAAAAATTGCTGTTGCAAAACGCAAAACAGAACAAACAAATACTCAAAAAGCGCAACAAATAGATCCAAATACTTATCAACAGCAAGCACAACAACCTCAACAACAAGCAGCGCAGCCTACTAAAGAAGCGCTTGGTTGGTATGAAAATAATAAATGGTACGGCGATCAAGATGATCCGACCAGTATGGAAGCAACTCAGTTTGCTTTCTTTCAACATAACATGCTTGTTAATGAAGGTTACGAAGCAGACTCAGACGATTATTATGGCGAATTAAATAACAGAATTTATAAAGTATACCCTCAGTTGCAATCTGCAAATGAGACTGACGATAAAAAGGATAATAGACCCTCCGTGCAAAGAGTCGCATCCGCTTCCGTAGGAAGTCGTCAACAAACACGTAGTAAAAAGAACGGCGTATCTTTCTCAAAATCAGAAGTCGAGCGCCTTCGTGGGCTAAAACCGCATAACATGTCAGAACAAGACTGGTTAAAACGGGTAGCTCAAGAGAAGCAAAAAATAGCTCAAAGGGAGGCAATATAATGACAACTGAAAAGAAAGCAGCGAATCGAAACTCGCGTGAATCCGAAGCTCACGATAAACAACTTCGTAGTAAACCGTGGAGGCCAGTAAGAAACCTAGAAGCTCCTCCTCCACCACCAGGTATGACCTATAGGTGGATTAGGAGTGCAATGCTCGGCGAAGAAGATCGCTCTAACGTATCAAGACGTGTCCGTGAAGGATGGGAACTTGTAAAATTAGAGGAACTTCCAAGCGAATGGCAGCACATGTCAACAGTTGCAGTGGGTAAATCATCTGGCATCATAAATAATGAAGGTTTAATTTTGGGTAAAATGCCTACGGAGATGGTTGAACAACGTAAAGCTTATTATCAACAAAAAAACGTAGATCAAGTACAAGCATTAGATAACACTGTTTTTAATGATTCACGTAAAGATGGGCGATACGTTAAATACGATCCACAAAGGGATACCAAAGTTACCTTCGGTAAACAATAATTTAGGAGTGTAACAATGGCTAATAAAGATGCCGCTTTTGGCATGAAACCAGTCAAAATGATTGGTGGAGCGCCATATAACGGAGGCCAGACTCGATATCGCATAGCCGCTAACTACGGTACAAGCATTTTTCAAGGCGATATGGTAGCTCAAGTCACCGGAGGAACCGTAGAGGTTCACGCTGATGGTGGGACTGTTCCCATCGTAGGCGTATTTAATGGTTGTCAATATACAGATCCTACAACTAGCGAAACAGTGTTTAGTAATTTTTATCCTGCATCTACAAATGCTTCAGACATAATAGCTTTTATTATTGATGATCCAGACGTAGTGTTTGAGGTACAAGCTGACGCTGCTTTCCCTATTGCAGACTTGTTTGGCAATTTCGACATCGTGTATACAACTGCTGGAAGCACGGCAACTGGAATTTCAGGAGCCGAGTTAAAAGTAGCTGATGGTGGCACAGCAACAACATTGTCTATTAAGGCAATTGATATTTCTGAAGATCCTGATAACGATGACGTTTCATCTGCAAATACAAATGTATATGTAGTAATTCAAAACCATGTATTCGGCGTTAAAGGCGCTGGGTTAGCTTAAAGGAGTTAATTTATGGCTATTTCAAGAGCGCAATTAGCTAAAGAGCTAGAACCAGGCTTAAACTCTCTTTTTGGAATGTCTTATGACACCTACGGCGGTCAAGAATATGCAGATATTTTTACCGTTGAAGATTCACAAAGAGCGTTTGAAGAAGAAGTCCTAATTTCTGGCTTCGGCAGCGCGCCAAATAAAACAGAAGGTGGATCAGTCGCTTTCGATAATGCAAACGAAGGTTTTACAGCACGTTATACACATGACACTGTAGCGTTAGCGTTTGCTCTTACCGAGGAAGCGATAGAAGATAATTTATATGATTCTTTAGGTAAGCGTTATGTAAAAGCACTTGCAATGTCGATGGCACACACTAAGGAAGTGAAGGGAGCAGATGTACTTAACAATGCTTTTTCTTCATCTTTCACAGGTGGCGATGGCGTATCTCTCATTAACACAGCTCACCCACTTGCTGGTGGTGGAACTGCTGCTAACAGAGCTACAACTATGGCTGATTTGAACGAGACAAGTCTTGAAGATAATCTGATTGACATTTCTACATTCACTGATGATCGAGGTCTTACTATCTCAGTACAAGCGACGAAACTTATTGTTCCGCCGCAATTAACATTTGTAGCTGATAGAATCCTCAATTCACCAGGTAGAACTGGCACAGCAGATAATGACTTGAACGCAATTAGAAACACAGGTGTAGTTCCTGGTGGTTACAGTGTTAACCATTACTTGAATGATCCTGATGCTTACTTCTTGATGACAACTGTTACTGAATCAGGCGAAGGTCTAAAGATGTTCCAAAGAACAGCTATGGAAACATCAATGGAACCTGATTTCACTACAGGTAACATTCGTTATAAAGCTCGTGAGCGTTATAGCTTTGGTTTCTCTGATTGGAGAGGAATCTTTGGCTCGCAAGGTGCGTAAATAAACCAACAGTAGGGTTTATCAATCAACTACTGATGAAAGGGGGCTTCGGCCCTCTTTTTTTATCTTGATAAATATTTACAAAAACTTGCACAAATATACTAATAAAGATAGATTTAATTTATGAAATTAGATTTAGATTGGTCAGAAAAAAAAATACATACAGACGGACGTTTTATCCAAACTGCCTTACCCACATCTGAATTTTGG